GGTGAACCCCTAATCTATCCAAAGTTTTCCGAGATTTTATCCTATGCACTCGATAGAGGGCTTCGACCGGAGATTATAACCGCTGGTCATTTTAAAAATGCACAGAAAGTTGTTAAACGGTTTGGCAAAAAGAAGATTGATTGGTTAATATCCCTGCATGGTTCGCCAATTATGCATAATTATATCTGTAATGACAAAACTGCTTGGGATCAATTTGTTGGAACATTATTTATTATCGATGGGTCATATTTCAGGATTAATACTGTATTTTTATCTTTCAATTATTTGTCCCTTCATGAACTATATTACATGCATTTTCCATTATTATTCAATAATAGGGATTATCCAAATCCTATAACACCAAAAGCCAAACTAAAGAAACCTGCCCAAATTAATTTTATCAAATGGAGACCATTTTACGGATGGATCGGAAGGGCTGATCGGAAGGATCGTCCACACGATGAGCTTATAAAACAGTATATGTATCGAAGGGATAAAGGAATCGCTGAGTATACCGATATAATTTTTGATATTATTTCTGAAGCAATGCGATTTTGCAATGGAATAAATTTTCGTTATTTCCCCAAATGTGAGATAGATTATGCGATCCTTGAAGATAAATATAATCTAAAGGGGAAAATCAAATATTGGTCAACCCTAAATTATATGTTTGATCCTTGGGAATGGTGTAATCGTGAGATAACCCCAGATGAAGCCATTGAAATCATGCAAAAAAAATGGACAGACAGGCTTTATTACAAATATGGAGGAGTCTGTAAACTCTGTGTTGAATCGGATAATTGCGAAGGATGGTTACAGGATTATGAATAATTCTCATGTATTTTTTTACTTTCTTTCAATATTTCTTTATTTAATATGAAGTTTTCTTCATTTTTTTCTTCTTCTTTTTTTAATTTTTTCATCAAATCCTGTAAAATTTTCATTCGTTCCTTCCGTGACTGTCCATTGAATCCCATTTATTCTTCTCCTTCTTTAAGAATATTCTCGTCTATGTTATTGAATTTCATGAATCTATTAATAACAGTGCGACACCATTCCCTTGTTTTATTACTTTCTTTGCGTTCAATTTGTGATAGTTTTAATTCCTCACGTAAATCTTGACTCAAAATGTTTTCCCGTTCAATGACCGCTATTGCTTTTTCAAGAATACCTTTTAAGAAATCTAGGTTTTCTCGATCAGTTTTTTCTTTACTTTTATATATATATACCAAAGCCGAAATAACTCCAGCAAACCCCGCAAGAATTGTTGTTATTATTGTGGTAGTATCCATAGCAAATAGCTCCTTTTACATCGGTATAGTATTCAACATGTTCTCCCAAGTCCTCAATCTGAATTTGCTGCGGGATAATCCTGTACTTCTTCCAACAATTAAACAGGGTTTTCCACTGAACCCTATTTGTGGTTCCGTATATCGGATAAATTCCCCAGGGAGTGCTTGCAAACACGAATTATCCCCAAGGACAGTTAAATATTTTGGTCTGAATGTAAACATATATTCAAGCCATTCTCCCAAAACATGAGCGGCTGATCTTCCCGCTTTTCCCAATATATTTGTGTCGGGGATGTCTATCGCATAAATGGTATCGGCTGACCTATGACCGAACATATTATATGATTTCAAGCATCGTGGGCTAATTTTGGTATCCACATCTGGGTTTAGGGGTATATCAACCCCATGTGTTATATGAAGTTCGTTTAACCAGCCACCTGATTTTTTATTTATATCAAGATTATATTTTATATAAAAATTATTTTTTATTTCATCCTCGTCTCCTTCCTCCACCTGGCCAATACGATCCAATATATTGTAACCATATATAAAATCCATTTTGATTTTTGGCAATGTCTCAACAACACATAATTGATCGGTTTTGCTTGAACCCCATATATCAACAAATGCGAGCCCTAATTTCCCTTGGTCATAATATTCAAAGCAGGGAAGTTGTGGTAGTAGCCTTTTGTGGATTGTATCAATAGCCCGCATCCTGTCCCCGCCAAATCCATTGAAAGTTGACGAGAAAACTATTTTAAATAATCCTTTTCCGTATGCAGATTCAAATGTTTCCGTACTAATATTATTTTCATTGAATCCAGTATATTGATTATATATTGTCCATAAGAGATTTACAGGATCAGCAGGATAAGGGAATTTCGGTGGTTGCCCTTTAAATGGCATTCCTATTATTTCAATAGTTAATACAGATTCATCATTAACCTCATAACTCCCATCATTTTCCAAAATACAAACAGGCTCATCATATGATGTCCATTCCCGTGTTGTTGTATTTCTCACGCTAAATCCATTATCTATTGTTCGGGAGTGTATTGGTATCGCATCTGTGCCCGATGCATCTTCCCAAAGGGTTGTTACTATATCGCCAGAAGCAAACCATCCTCCATCAACCCGTGATGGATCTGGAACCCAGCAATGATGACCTGATATTAACCAGGTGTTATCCGCTATTTTTGGGCATATTGTTTTTGTTTGTCCCCAAAGGATTGACATCGGGAATCCAACACTTTGTGTAGGGACAGTATCCCCAAAATATTTAGAGCTAATTGTCAATGGCGGAAACCATTCATCGAGGCTGATCCTCTCATCCTCAAGCTCAAAATCAAAATTTTGTGCTTTATCTCCCCATCGTGGGTTTATAATATTTCCGCTCATAATACGATGTAACGCTCTTCCCAATATGTCCCTTTTGCCCAGAGACTCAATTCCGCCCGTACTCCTGCCAAACCGAATAATTCATCAAGGTTTTGCAATTGATGATGACCAGTAACAGAAATATTGGCTTTAATCGTTCTTCCTGCCCGTGACCAAATATTAAGATCAATATTTGTATCAACGTATTCCGAAACAGACAATCCTTCTTGATAATATATATAAGGGATTCCTGTCATGGCATAAACACTATCCGTCAGATCCTTGTCAACCGGTATAATTAAAGGGGCATCAGCAATGCGAATTGTCCCGTTAAAATTTATATCAAGCAACCAATAAAATTCCGCTGTCCGGTTCCGTGCCATTCGTATGAATGGTGTTATTGTGTATACGGTTGCTGTTGCTGCTACTGGCATCATACCTCCTCTGAGAAGGTGATGGCTTCGTGAGTATACATATCCTCAATCTCATGAATGCGTTTCAGTCCACCCATGATACGACCAAGACGCAGTTCATAATAATTGCTTCCCTGTTTCACCGTATCATCTTCGACATATAAAACAGGGGTAAGCTCAAAACCCAGATATTCCAACCATTTTCTGAATCGCAGCAGGATGTCACTATCGTTGTGAGCCAAAAACTGGAGAGTTGTTTCTTGACGAGTACCACCAAGTTTATGGGTCCGTCTTACCCCTGTTCTTCCAACGTATGTATCAACATTTGGATTCCAGGTACGTGTTGATTTGTCATCAGTAGAAGTATTAAAAAATTCCGTATCTGGTTTATATTCAAACCCGTGAGTAAAAAATGGGAGTAAATAATAAGCGGCTTCTGTGAATGTTACCTCTACCTGTAGTTTAATCCAGCGATATGATGCCGCACTCACCTCCTGCAATGCCTCGCCTGAACATATATTTACAGTATCACCCACATCTATTGGCACGGTAGAATGAGATTGTAATTCTATCCCATTATCAAATATCAGGGTATCGGCTGTATTTTGCGTAATTTTATAACAAACAGTAAAAGCCCCATCATCAAACTCGGCTATTTTCCCTATATGCTCATTTATTTGCCATGATTTCCCTGATATTGTTGCCCAGGATTCATCAAGAGCAGTTATTGTACCAGTATCTCCCGTAAATGAATCAAGTTCAGCTATCTGAACAAATGATGTATCATCTGGATAATCCTCAGAATCAAACACTTTATGAAAATTTATTCCTTCTACCTCAACGGTAGGTGATCCAGGATTTGAATCAAGATAACTGGTATTTGTGCCATATACCTTCATTTTCCTGAAATTTGCGCCCTTAAATCCAAGCGCATCAAGATTATAAAGAACATTCAGATTATAATTATTAGAATCAAGAATAATTTCCCAATCAACTCCGCTTGCCCCATCCCGACTACTGATCAAAGGTGCGTCAAGCATGGTTGAAAATAGGTTTGAATAGGGGACATTGCTATTCATCATGAACTCATAGGTATTCCCGATTGCGGCACCTCCACCCATCATGGAAAACATAAATGAGTTTGATAATACATGCATTGACGAGGTCGGTCCCATTCTTCTGCCTGTCAGGGTCGGAGTAGAGGCGGACAACGTATCATCTGATGAGTCCTGATTGGTATCAATAACCCAATAAGATATACTGTTTTCCCCATTTACAGCGGAATTATCACCAAACCCTGTTTGTGTCGTTCTTGCTCCACCTTCAGCCAAATATCCATCTGTTGCTCCTGATGCTATCTCAGTCCATGTACCGTTCCAAGGGTCTGATGCCTCTTTCCTTTTAATCATATAATTAACATTGCTTCCCGTTTTTTTAACCGCAACCATAAAATCATGATATGCGGTATAATCATGGGTATCAGTCACTAGATCTGTCGATCCCTGTAGGTCTTTTACCACAACAGAAGGCGTTCCAAACGCAAGGCAGAATGAAATACCATTATTTATATCATATCTCCGTATACAGGATTGGTTATTGCCTCCTCCTGCGGTTATTTTCATTCTGAATATATCCACAAACCCATCGGTTATGGTAGGACTAAATGGTCTGTAATAATATGTTTGTTCTGTTCCTCCAGGTGTATTTGTATCAATTTCCCAAGATTCCCCATTTTGAGAACCATTATCATTCCCTGTTCTTGACCATCCGTTTGATGTCGGATCACCATTTATTCCATAAAAATCTTGGTCTAGCGGTGTCGATAGGAACACATCCTTTGTCCATACTCTCCCTGCCAAAGCACCAATCGATTTCACCGTACCACGTCCACGCAGAAGAAACATCGCCATGCCACCACTATCAGACACCGCCAGACCATCACAATCGGGGAGGATTTCATCTGTCACTGATGAAATATCCGACCAAGTTTCCCCAAAATCATTGGAATAGCTCATCATGGTTTTCCCCTGATCAGAGCGTCCCATGACAATCATATCGTTATTATCATCAAGCATACCTGCTGGATAACTCATCGTATCATCTACCCCATCGCCAACTGCTATCGGGTTGGGGGAATCAAATGCTGCCCATGAATCACCAAATTGGGATACTTTTCCATAAACACTCGGAGTCCCTCCATAAATAAAAAAACAGGCAAACATATTATTCCCATTATTTATAACCGCAGGATCAGTGGCAGAGGTTTGTATTGTTATTTGATTTGATTCAGCATAGAAATGATAGCCATTATTAAAAGATACCCGGCATTTTGTATCCGTACCATCATCATATGCCACTATAACCTGATCACCAATTTTACAGCAATTAAGGTTATAGATAGGAGTGTTATAGGAGTGTGCGGCAAATTGGGCAAATGAATCACAATCCTCATCTGCCGATATACAAATCCTTATTTTTCTTGTACTTGTATCTGTATCATCAAGAAATGCGATGGCAATATGGTTGGAATCATATAGATATGCTGTTGGATATGACTGATCATCGGTACTGCTATGGACAACAGTTTCAGATCCCCATGACCAATCGCCATAATCAAATTTTTTGCAGACGATTTGCTTTCCCTCAGCGGTTGTCCATTTTTGCGCGAATGCAAGCATATCACCGGCTGGGAGATGGAGGAGACCAGGCTGATCGTATGTGGTAGCTCCTAATGAACCAACAAACGGGGCATCGAGAATGCAAGGGGTGTGAAGTTTTGTTGCACCATTATAGGTAGTTCCTCCATCTCCTGACCATTTGTATTCAATAACACCATAGGAATCACTATTATCAACCACCTCAATAGTAAAAGTTTTCCGTCCTGAACAATACATGGTATTCATCAGGGGATGCAAGGCGGAGGTTTTATTTAAAGCACCTTCAGATGCATCATGGGTATAAAAATCACCTCCTATATCAGATACATATATAACCTGATTACCGTCAAGAATGGGATTACCAAGGAAAATTGCCTGTGCCATTTTTATACTCCACGAAAATCATCCGCTGTTGATAAGTTTATTAAATTACCACCAGCCAAATTAAACTTTATTTCACCCTGTTCATCGACAAATTTGTTTACCGCTTCACCAACAAACCCTGCCATATCCATGCCCAACAAATTTCCTACATTAATATTTATTGTTGCGCCACCTCTTCCACCTGGTCCTAAAAATTCCCTGGCTTCAGTTATTCCGCCCATCGGTTTGGCTGGATTTAAAAATTCCCTGGCTTCAGTTATTCCGCCCATTGGCAGACCTGCATTCATCATGGCCATATGGCCCATCATGCCTTCCATATACCGCATGAAACTGACCATATATCCACCGCCACCAAGAGGCAAAAACCCTCCTCCGCCAACAGGACCACCAACGCTTCCAAACCCGCCCACATCTATTGATTCTATTTTTTTAACGATAGCATCGCCCATTTCCTCCACAACCCCGATTAATGCTTCCTGGACACCAACCAATGCACGTACAGTCTCCCCTGCAATAAGGTTTAGAAACTCATCACTCGTTGCAACAACATGATCCAAGGATTCAACAACATTCAGGTTTAACCGATATAATGAATCAACCACTTTCATAAATAATTTATCAGTGACCGATAGCCATACTTTTTGGCGTTCATCAAGATGTTGATCGACTTTACGGAAAAACTTCTCCTTTTTATCCTTGATATTATTAAAATATTCCTCAGACCTTTCATCCATTTTTATTCGGGATTCTTTTTCCTCTTTCCGTGAATCATCAATAGCTGTCCCATATTTATCAAACCAGCTTGCATATTTAGCGAGTAGTTGTCTGGCAAACTCAGCAAATGGTCCTCCTTCTCCTACAATTTGCTGAAGCATATCAAATAATCTTCTCATCTCATCAATCGCATCTTTATCACCACGTTCAGCACGATATACAAGATCCTGAAGTGCAACCTCCATTTCAAAGAATAAATCCTCAAGCTCCTTTTTTATAACATCTTTATATTCTCCAGATGCTCTTGCATATTCATCGGTTAAACGATCAAGCTCTGCGAGAAATTTATAGTAACCCGATTCGCTACCCGTAAGATAACTTTCAAATGTACTGATTAATCGACCAACAATATTATCAATGTGATTGGTAAAGTTTATTAAGGTTTTATCCTCACGGTTCAACCATCCAAATAAACTATCAACCAATCCACCAAAAATCCCTCCTAACCCCCCTAATAATCCACTGAACATACTTCCAAATACTGAACCCATTGAAGATATTGTTTTACTTAAAGTATCCTGCAAATGCTTACCCAATGCATCACCGAGTATTTTGCTCAAATTACTTGCCAAACTCGCTCCAACTTCACCTATATTCTGTCCTCCCGCAATAGCACCTAATGCCCTCGCAATTTCAGCACCAACATTTTTCCATGCATTTTCAACTTTTTTAGTACCCTCAAGAATTTCTCTTACCAATTCCCAATTCTTATTCTTAATAGCTTCAAGTAAATCGATCCTTACATTCTGCATACTATAATAAAGATCCAATTCTTCTTTTGATTTATCCTTTTTCAATGCCAGAGTATAAAGAATATCCGTTATATCCTGGGCTTTTAATTGTGCCTTCAACGCAAGAACTTTCTGATTGTATTCCTCCTGGCCGATAATACCTGCTTTATATAACATTTCATATGCATCTATTTCTGCATGAAGACTATCAATATATATCTCATGCTCCTCCATCATCGCCTGATATGCCGCTTCTTCATCAGATACCATTTTATCGGTAATTTCTTTTGTCCGGTCAGCAGCATTTTGCCGTATTTCAATAATTTTATTGGCATCATTCTGATATAATGCCTCAAGCATCGCCAATTTATTTTGAACATCCGTAACGGTTTTCTCGGATATAAATCCTATATCAACTTCAAACTGAGGCATAACACGGGTTTTTTGAAGTTTTTCATATAAATTTTTAACAGCAAGAGCGTATTCCTCATGGGACATCAGGTTATGGGCAAGCAAATAATCAAGTTGGGATTTCTGCTCGCCATATTGCTGCTCAACAAAGATCGTTTCTTTTTTAAGTAGTGATTCCTTTAATTTAAGTGCATCACGCTCGTATTTCTCCTCATCCGTCAATTGTTTTTTCTTCTTCACGGTCATTGATGCCAATATTTGTGCTTTGGCAGCAGCAAACCTTTTTTCAGCAGCTTCTAATTTGGATTTAAGATCAGCATCACCCGCCAATTCCGCCATCATTTTTTCTTCGATATTTTCCCATTCTTCATCCAGTTCTTTTGCCTTCAATTGTTTTCTGGTCATGGCTGATTTTGCTGCTTCATCTTCCAATTCTTTTAACAACTTTTCGGATTCAGAGATAATTGTTTTGTTCGCAACATCCTGAATGCCCATAGCCTCTTTTACTGCCAGTGCATATAATCCCCATTGACCTGCTGCGGCATATAATGCTGCTTGCATCAATTGTAATTTTTGCTGAGCTTCAGGAAGAGTTTGCCCACTTGCATAATCTAGTTGTTGTGACGCTATATATAATTCAGCGGAGAATTTGATTAATCCTTTATTAACAAGGCTTATAAGTGCGTTTCTGGCTTCATTGCTTCCCTTACCAAACAACTCTGTGACTTTAACAAGATCTTCATATTCCTCTCTTGTTATTGCACCTTTCGCCCGTAAAAATTCCATTGCATTTCTGAGTTTATCTGTGCTTATTATCCCTTTTTCAAGCCCCTCAATAATTTTATCCAAATTAAATTCAGGAATATCAATCCTGAGATTTTTCAACCCTTCAATTTCGTCTTTAGTCAACCCGAACATTTTCTTCAGGTCTGCTCCTTCAATCAGGTCTTTATTCTCATTCAATATTCCGGCAAGATCCTTTGTAAAGTCTTTAAACTCATTGGCTAATACTTGTTGTTTATTAAAATATGTGAGCATTTTTTTGGTCGCTTCATTCCAATATTTTGCAACCTCATTATTTGATACCCAATCTGTAATAATATTTTTTGTCATCTCCCATTTGGATAATGTGGTATCAACTTTGCGTTGATATTCCTCAAGCATACTATTATTGGTTTTCATTTTATCAGATGCTTTTCCAACCTCATCCGATACCAATCCAAAATTGTCAGCCATTGCCTGTATCCAGGGAGCAGTCCGTACACCGCTTAACCTCAAATTCTTGGTTCTTAGAATTGCGAGTTGTGTTGCTGAATCATATTGACCAAGTTTCTCAAGAAAAAACATTACTGCCTGACTCATGTCCTCACGGGAAAGCCTTGCAAATTCCACCATTTCTGGCGTTGACAGTTTAAGGGCTTTTCCTACAGCATCAACATTGCCTGCTATGGCTGTGAGCAATCTTACCATTGCGGATGCAGCAACTTCGTTCTTTGCGCCAAGTTCTTTCAAGGCTGCGCCAAAACCGAAAACTTCAGCAGAGGTCATCTGAAGGTTTGCCGCAATACCTCCAACCCGTTGACCAAAATCAAATAAATCTTTCCCTGTCGCTACTGTTGTATTACTTAAATAATTAACCGTATCACCCATATGTTTAAAATGGTCGCTTGTTACTCCCGATTGAATGTCAATTTTCCTGAAAAGATTATCGAGTTTAGCCATGCCAGTAGCCGCTTCCTCGGCGCTCATATCAAGAGTAAACCCCATCTTTGCAACAGTATCGGTAAATGCGAGTATTTGTTGTGATCCTCTGATTCCCAATTGACCTGCTATGGTAGCTATTTTTGCAAGCTCTTCCCGCGAAAGAGGAATAACCGTTGATAATCTTGATATATCACTTCCTAAACTCTGTAATGCGGCTCCGGTTATATCCGTTGTTTTAGAGACATTCGCCATCTCCTGTTCAAATTGGGCAAATAGTTGGATAGGTTTTGTTACAAGGTCAACAACCCGTTTAAATGTATACCCAATAACCATTATGGAACCAAATTTTGCCGCCAATCGAACAAGGCTCATCCCCAGAAAATCCATATTTTTGGCTGCGTTTGTAGCGGTCTTGCCTGTTTCCTGCACTACTTTTTTAACTTTAACGATTTCCGTTGCGGCTTTTCGTGGCGCACCAAGGTTAGTTATGCCAAACCGTATCATTGCGGCAATTTCAGCCATTGCACTCATTTTTTCTCACCTCCTTTCATTTGGGGAATAGTTTTCCACGGGTCTACCAATTTCCCTCCAAACGCCTGGTTTGCTCGTTTCTCAAAATCAGTCACGGCTTTTATAAAACTCCTGTCTCTGCGTTTTTTCCCTGACTCTGTTGGTTCTTGAGGCATAATATATCCCTGTTGTTGCCGTTGCTGTTGACCCCGGATTCTTTTGATGCTTTTATCATATGCTTTTTTCTGGATTTCAAATGATTCCCAGATTGATACGAGTTTATAAACGATATACCGTGGCCGTGATCGCAATATTTTCTCATCGCTTAATCCTGCCTCTTTATTGAGCAACAACAATAATTGCCGATAACTTAGATTGTCTTTATCTCCTGTGTCTCCTCTTCCTCGGTTTCCATCCCAATGATTGTTTTGAAAAACTCCCATAGCTTTTTGTAACGCTGGGAAGAACATCTCTTTCTTAAGAAAGGGCCAAGGAAATCGAGTGCCACCTCCAGATCGATGTTCTGGTTTGCCCATTCCGATTCAAGTCTATATATATATTCATCGGTATAAGGCTTTTTATCCTCGCTTTGCCTGGGAACAGGTGGTTTGACTGCCAGAACAAGTATTTCTTTAAATGTTTTTGGTGCTTGAATCATCAGATGGGGGAGACTATCAATAAGAATATTCAATCCCTGTTTCCTGAATTGGAGATCGTTTATGAGTTTCCCGGCAATCGTTGAGTTATCCTCATCAATAACACTGTCAACAATTTCCCCAACGAGTCCGGTAAAACTTCCCAAGACCTGTCTATTATGCAATAGCGCAAGCCCGAAGATTCGTATCATATTCAAATCATCATCCATGAGAAACTCAGGGATCTTATATTTCTCACCATTCCGCAACGATATTGAATAGTCATCCCCCCTGATGTCTGCTGTTTCCTTTACCAGACCATCAATCTGGTTTACTGCTGTACTGTTTTCATTCATTTTCTCACCTGCCATCTTAGTATTAGTTTCAGGTATTTAAACTCCTTATGCGGTCTCAAAAATCATCCTATAAAACCGTTCACGCTCTGCCAGCGCATTTGTTGACCAATCCTGTGTCGAACGCAGCACTTTAAACGTGTATTGCGGTTTATGGATGTCCTCATCGTCATAATCCCGTGTGACTGTCTCTGCTCCGCCAATAGCCCGCCAGATCTTTACTGTCTCGGTTTTTCCTTCGACATTGACGCATGTGAGCATTATTGAACACTCATATTGCGTATTATCCTCACCAAAATCTATTTGATGGGTCGTTGCCGCAGTTGGTGTTGAATAATATGCCGAACCAAGGGCATATTGGAGAAGCTCATAGTCTCCTGGCTCAACGGTTCTAAATTTGACCGTGACCATCTTCTCTTTGATATACTGTTTCATCAAGACCTTGGGCCATCCCAATTTTAATTCAACCACATCAAAAGATGTATCGAGAGATACCTCAAACACACCGCCTATTTCCTCTGGAGTGCCTTCTCCAACGGCTACCGATGGATTATACGCACCAAGATATACAACGGCTGGTCCTTGAAACACATTATTTTCTTCAAATACTGTTGATATATTTGCCAATTTACGTTCACCTCCTTCCTTTATGCGGCTGTATAAATTGCCCTGAAAAGCGAATCTTCAAAACTTCCTTCTGGAAGGCTAATATCATTGGTTAGGTCATTGCCTCCCCAATCTTGGGTTGCACGAAGTACCTCAAAACCCATGCCGATTTTATGGACACCCTCATCATCATAGCTACGAGTTAGTGATTCATTTGCGACACAACGCCAAAACCGCATTTCTTCACTATTGCCCTCAACATTTATTATGTAAAGTTTAATAGTGCAGACATTTAACTCATTCTGATCGCCAAACCGTAACTGTGTAGGAGGAGAAGTCCCATTATTTGTTGCCGCTCCCAAGGCATATGCCATAAGTGTATAGTCTGTTGGCTCACAGGATTCAAATTTCACTGTGGCTGATTTACGTTTTATATAGAGTTCCTGGGTAATACGAGGCCAGCCAAGCTCCAACCGCTCTATCTCTAGTCCGACCTCAACGGAAACATTATATACTCCACCGATCTCATCAGGTGTTGTTCCGGCAGCACCAAGAAAGACCACCGCTGGACCCTGGAATACAAAGTTTTTCTGAAATACACTTGAAATATTCGCCATCGCTTACCTTCCTATGATATGATTACTTCCTTTACTTTTTCCTCATCCCGTAATGGTTCAGGTACAAGCGCATCCCAGAACTTCTTGACCTCTGAGAATTTATTCGCAATGGTGATCTCTTTACATTCCGGGCATCCGAATACAATCTCTTTCGTGGTAAACCGAATCAGTTTCCCGTTATGTCCCGCTATGGAGAGAATGGTCCTTTTTGGTGATTCAAGCAGTTTTGCAAACTGCACATGACCACAACCATTACGGGCAGAACAGGATATGGTTGTCGGTTTTATATCAACCCCGTTTTTATTCCCGGAGAATAATGTCTCGCAAAAAAATTTTACATCATCCCGATCGGTTGAACGGTTTATCGCATAGCATTTCGGGCACACAATCTCTACAACCCCATTACTATCAATGGAAATGATCTTATGATTATTTGAGTATATCCGCATCATGCTTCGTTTATGGCTTATCTCCGCAAGTTTTGCTGGATACTTATTAATCGGCTCACAAAAAGGGCATGTCCAATCAAAATCATTATAATTACTCATGGTAATTCTCCTAATTATGTTTTATCCATATGATTTTCAATGTTCCACGGGTTACAAGACATTTATTGTCCCAGAGCGCATCATCTTCCGGTGCTGTAAAATCCTCCACCGCTATAGAGAATGTTGCCCCCTGTTTTCTGGCCTTTACCAATTCCTCCCAGGCAGTCCGATAAATGAGTTGTGCCTTTGTTAGATCATCTTTATGAATAGCCTCCATAAGAAAAAATGTATACCCGATATATTTCCCATACAGGTTTTTGCCCATCGGAATACGGGTCAGCGATAATAACCCATCACCGGAGTCAAGTCTTCGCATTAAATCACGTTCTTTTCGGCTAATTCCCTGATATATATTTGTCCCGATAAGTGCTTTGACTGCGGTATTTGTTATGAGCCAATTAATCAATACCTGCATTTCTGTCTGTTCTGCCATATCAATAACCCACGTATTTTAATCCACCGCCACGAACATTGGCGATTCTCATGGTTGTTGTTTTTTCCCAGAATGTTTGATTATTAAACCATTTATCAAATATTCTTTTGTGCGCAGGTTCAAATTCTTTTATCATTGCCCGTACAACAAATCTTCCATACATGCTTTTCGTGCCAAAAATTGTCCAGACTGCATGTGCGTATCCTTCAGCGTCTTTTGCCTCATCAAACATCATTCTGCGTTTGTATGTTGCTGATGATCTTCCCTTTAGTGTTGCGGGATAATCGAGCAGGTTTTTATTGTTCCATGCACGTTGCATAGCCCCGGTCTGTTTGTGAATAGCCCAAGGTTCATGCCCAACCGCATAACCCATATGTCTCTTACGGGAATATGGATGCCCAAGATCAGCCAATTCTTTCTTGGTATGGCAGGTTAGCCCTATCCCTTTGGTAAGGAGCATTCCTGAGTAATGCTCGGCACAATCGTTCATGAACCCCTTGGCTTTATAATCAAGGGTATTGACACCACTCAGGATTCTCGCAATAGCAGCCTCTGCGCCTTTCAGTTCAATATTTACAGTAATCACCGTATCCTCACAATTTTATCTGCTGGAATTTCAAACTCATCTCCAAAATGCAAAACATTCTCAATATTCATTCTATCCGTAACCTTCAGGTATTGTTGTAATGCTGCTTTATTTTGATCACCATTGGGGCTTTTTTTAATATAGTCCTCGGCATATTCCCTGATCTCTTTTAGACCAATCATAAACAGTTGATAATGCGGCATGGCGATCGAATTGTTCCGTTTTATCGCCTGTTTAAAATATCCACGGGCAGATTTCATGTCTCCCTCAAGAACTTTCTCCACACCAAGATTATATGGAGGCCACCCATCTTTTTTATTTGCATTCATGGCCTTGGTATTCATGAAATGATAATATTCTTTATATTTTTTCTCCTGATGTTTGTCATCTGGTTTCATATACCCAAGATGGAGCATGAATATACTTTCATGATGGTTTGGGGTTTGCCCAACCAATTCTGATCCAAACCGTTCCATAGCCTCCTGATGGTTCTCGTGAATACACCGGGTAACGTATAATCGTTTCGGGTCATTTCTGAAAAGGTTTATCCGGTGTTGATCGCTCGACCCGCCTTTACGCAACGGATTATTAATATAGGGACGGATATAATCAACAGGATAATTAGTAAACTGAATAATTCTCCATGCTGACTCTTTCATTAACATCTCATCGGCACTTGTTCTGAATATCCAGGGAGTTTTTGAAACCTTAAAACAATAATTCCCCACAACACTATGATTATTAATCCATCCTTCAAACTTATGCCCTTTCGGGAAAAACCATTCTGGCTTTCCCTTTATAATCTGCGCTCCGTATGGTTTTATATTCTCAATAGTTTTATCGGTACACCCATTGTCATAAAACACAAGATATTTACACATTGCCCAAAGCGAACTATGGCTTTTAATAATCAAATATTCCTCTGCGGTATCCTCAATTGAGTGTGCCATTGTGACACTTGTTATGGAAGCATCTTTCTGATATGGGATCAGGTTTAAATATGACTCATCCAAAATATAATGATATTTTGACCGATATGAATCTATACTTTTATCAAAATCATTTGATGGCGGATCTGTATCAACAATCTCTGTTTTATCATGTTTGCAATAGAAATCATGGCGGGCTTGCCGTTGTTCTTTTGTCATGTATCCGAATGTGCGCAATCTACAATTAAACTGCATTAATGTATCATCGGGGAATTGCGGTGATTTTTGTGTAACGGGATCAAGGTTTGTCTTTTTGTATGTTTCCATAAAAAATGGGAAATTCCTCCATATCCGTACATTTGAATAATCTGCGCCCCAACTTCCGTCACCCCGATAATATTCCTCGCTCATCCAATGATAAAACATTGGTAACTGTAGCCCAAATATCCTTAAATGCGGGCAATTATAAATTTTATTCAGTAAATCCCTATCAAACTCATAAGGTAATAACTCATCTGTATCAATGAATATCATCCATTTTGGGTTATATTTTTTCTTGGTATACTGAATTAAATTATCCATATCCCGTTTATCATCAAAAGAATCCATTTTACTCATAACCCAATCAAGACTTTTCTCATTCTTTTTTAAATACTCGACATCAAGGTATGCGGGCAAATCACCACGGTTCATGAGAACAATCTTATCCACTCCTGCGTCAATGAATTTCCTGATATTAAACATGATTTTCTCTGAATGGTATTTGCGATCAAATGTTGATAATGCAGGTTCAGAATCAATGTTCATCATGGCAATAAATTTTGTGTCATATATTTCGTTATGCTGATAGTTGGCAAGCCGGGAATCATTCCTGGTTTTAATCATTACTTTTTTACTGAAATTTTCCTCATTGCTATCGGGAACATGATGGACATAACAATCAAGGGCTGTCGCAAGCACATATCCCTTTTGATATGCGCGGTATGACCATTCAAGATCCTCACCAAACGCATCTTGGAACCCCTCATTGAAAATTCCCACATCCTCGTAAACCGATCTTGGAATCATTACAAACATATGTTGTTGCAATCCGTTTATTTTTATATATCCACGATGGGTATTATTAATTTGTTTGGCGAACTCTATGGGTGAACCTTCAAATTTCCCTTGTATCATCGAAACGCTTTGCGATGGCTCAACCCGTATATCATCATCCCGTGTGCATCCGCTTAATGCGCCAAGCCTATATTTTCTCATAATCGGGTTTTTTTCAAAATGGAAAATCATGGTATGAATAATGGAAAGATCTGTTTCAATATCATAATGGCAACGCACAAAATATTTCCCTGTGGCAAGTTCTTGGTCCTGCATACAGATGTTTGATGTTTGTGCCCATGATAGTGGAACCTCAGAATATAGGGATGTTATAAATCCTTCATTAAATTTATTCTCGTTCTGTACTAATTTTGCCCCATCTTTGTATTCGTATACTTTCTTGGATATGTTTGTTAAAAATTCATGGGGAATGGAATCTTTTTTGCAATTTGTTGCAAACAGTATTAATTCCACATTCTCAGGACGGTGATCGATATACATCTTAATAAATCCTCTGAGTTTGCGGAACTCTATTGATTCTGATTTTTGATCATCTGATACTCGATAATTCAGGATCATCGATACGTGCATACATTACTCCTTTGATTCGATTATATCGATTTTTGTAATCGATGTTGGTGATATATATTCCGTTGATTTCGGATGTTTCATGATAAACCCGCCCGACTCAAAAAACCTTGTGACAAGATCCTCGTTTGTTTCTGCACGAGCAAGTATTTTTCCGGCTTGCCGCCATTGCTTTACCATGTCCTCATCGCAGTAAAACTCCGTATGATGCTCACCCATAAATATTCTCACCAGATAATTCATGATATATAAGGCTCCGCTCCCAATCGTTTCAGGGCAACCTCCCAGATGGCTTTTGTTTGCACATCCCGGTATGGCTGTCTTTGATAATTTATCCCCTGGTAGGTTACTCCATAATAGTCAATAACCTCATCCCACATATTCATCGTAATGGCGGTATCCTGAAAACAATACCCAATATGGCTTGTAATAATTTCAAATCCCATATGCCTGACCACTAACACTTCTAAATCCCTCACATCACGCACATCAATGAACATATAATCGGATGTTGTTGATTTTAATTGCCGAATATCCTCATAATTTGCGTCCTGCTGCAATATCCATATTTTCCCGGTTAATCCAGAAGTTGTTATGGATGTTAATGCGGTATATTTATTTGCGGTAGTGACTGGTTTTGAGTTTGAAATGGTTAATGGCTCATTTGTCGGATTACCACCCGATGTCCCATTAATGGTCATGGTTCCTGTTCCAACCAGATTCTCAAAGTTTACCTGAAAATATGCCTCTTCTGATGGTTGTCTTGCGATGGTAAGTGTTGCGGCAATATCCCCACGGTCAACAATAAGTGCCGTATATCGCTTAATCGTTACAGGATGCCGATATATTTTTCGTTCCAATGACAAACTCATATGATACCCATTGCTCCATACTGCATTAATATGCGGTTAATAGTAGGGTCATATTGCAGTTTTTCCCGGATTTTCATTTGTACCACTGAACGTCCGGTTTTCTCATAGAAAGAGTCTTTATTTGCGTAATCCTCATCAAATATCTCTCCGACAACCATATACATCCTATCCCGCAAATCATTGGGAAACCCTGCCTCTGTAAAACCCGCCTGGTATGATATTTTCCCCATCTCATAACCAACAGTGAAATAATCCTCCTTCAACACCACTATACCCGCTTTTTTCCTTACCGCATAATCTGAGGACGATACTGCGGATGAATCATTGGTTAACGCATATACCTGAATAATAGGCTTATAATATGTCTTGATCCTATCCTGGCAATTTGCGTCTATATCATGCAGTTCATCGGTAACAGTCCTTGCGTATAATGCCCCACCGCACATTGTTTCAACCTCGGTAATAACACCAGGTACAAGCAAATTTGTCAGGTACGTATCATATGTTGTTACATCCGATGGGATACGCAAGAATATTTTCGCATTGGCAACCGTTATTGGTGCATACGAAGCATCTCCCAAAGTTCCATCCGTTATATGAGCCATCGTTATTGCTCCTTAAAAGGGAATATCCTCATCCAATTTAAGATTTTTGCGTGGTCTGCCCCGTCCTTTTTTCACTTTTTTTGATTCCTCATCATATTTTTTCATCATTTTCTTTGGCTGATGATGGCGACAAAATACCGATCCTTTTACTGGCATACATCCACATCGTTTCCCATTATCAAAAAAATGTTCGCATTGCCTTCCATCGCCAAACCGTTTCCCCTGTTTTTGCTGATGTATTTTCTTTTTTGGTTTAATGACTACCAATTCTTCATCTTTTTTAATGATTTCTCCTTTATCAATTTTTTTCTCGATAATCTCATTAATAGTTCCGGGAATATATCCATGTTTTTGAAGCCATAATTGATCATCAATAACTCTATATCCATCAATGTGGAGTTTTCCTAAATGATGCTTTTGATATGGCCCATCAGGGATACGGATAATACCGTTATTATCGGCTTTATATACTGCGTTATAACAGTATTCTGTTAAGCATCGTGTTCCTTCGATACATTTTACAAATATATCAGGCATAAATTGATCATCTCCTTCGATAAGGGGGCTTCACGCCCCCTTATCACTTCTTAGGCACTGATAATGCCTGTCAGTCTGCAATGTCGTTGATAGTTTCTCATCACGATGACCATATCAGTAAAGATGTCGAATTTGACATGCTGAGATGTGTCTCGTGCAAGTGGCATAACGGTGATTGGAGTTAAGAACTCCAGCCAGCATTCTGTCGTATTGAGGAATATCAACTCAGTCTCAGAACCACCGGTATAGGATGACAGTGTGGTGTTATTGAACTGCATGGTATTCAGGATATTTGATGTGGGTAGTATTGGTATACCATCCCAAGAGTTTACCCTCATACCACCAGCAACAGTCACCTTATTGTCCATATTATACCTGCGGTAACTTTCCTCCAGTACATTGATGTCTCGCCGTCCACGTTTTGATGCAAAAATAAAATCCGCACCTGCACCCGTACAGGTATCAACTGCTAGATCCATTTTTGCTTTCGTGAGAGCCGCACCTCCTGTACCTGCGGTCATAGCGACAACCTGGGCTGCCGGAATGAGTATATCAAGACCATCTGGTCCTTTCGGAGTTGTAGTATTGCTGCCCCGTACAATGGCAGCCTCTATATAATCCGTGAACTCCTCGGTCTTATACATCAATTCCTCAGCAAGGATTCCGCCAATTGATCGTCCTACCGCAAGCATGAACCGGGAGAATTGTCCCTGACTTAATGCGGTTCTATAGTTGAACGTAACATTTGCATAGGTTCCCGTGTCCTCTGTTGCGGTATCCGTATCAATGACCCAGACACCAGGGGTGGTAAGAGCGGTCCTGCGCCTGACCTGAGCCTGATGCGCACTTCCATCTTTTTTCGGCATATTGGCGATGACGGGGTTCAGGAACTCCACAAGGTTTCCGACCACACGTTGCAATCTTGGATCGGTGAGAATAGTGGAATAAGCGGTCTGCATGATTGATTTTGTTCCCCCCGGTGTACGCCCTAATTTATTGGCATCCCGATGGAATACATAATCAACCAGATCCCTTCCACCTTTCTCATAGCAGCAATCAAAGATCGCCTTCTTGAAATCGGATTGTGCAAGTTCCCTTACGTTTCTGCGGTTATATGAATCCTCGTTCGGATTAGCCATAAGCCACTCCGTTGCAAACTCAAATCCCGCATCCTCAATCATCTTGTAAAAATCTGTCGTTTTCCTGAGTAACATCTACTGCATTCACCTCCTTCCCATAAAAATTCTATGCGGAATGGTGTTATGTCCCAAAATCAATAACATCTTGGTCAGAATCCCAGACCATAGCATTCTCACGACCAAGAGTTTTCCCCAATTCCTTGGTATATTCATCATTTTTTGTTGAGGCTTTTTTCTCCTCTTTTGAGGTTTTCCGTTCCGTGGATGTTTCCTCACGCTCACCGACAACCGATTTTGGATCAGGAGTAATATCCATAATCAGTTTCCGCAAATCTTTTAACTGTGCGCCAACAAGACTGCGGAACTGTTTATTTTCTTCAACCAATTGATCGATCTGTTCCTGGAACTGCTGTGGGGTTTTCTCATCATCATTTTCAGGTTCTTTCTGTTTTTCGGCTTTTTCCTGAGCAAGCTCTTTCAGTTTTTTTAACTCACTCAATATTTCATCATTCCCCATATTGACGAGGAACGTGTTATTTTCCATTTTCGCATCTGGTTTTGTTTCCATTTTCCGTTCAGGAATCGGAGATTCTTTTGGAAGCTCTTCGGGAACCTCATCACCTATCTCCTGCCCCAATACTTTCTCCAGTTCTTTTTTCTTATCTTCGTTCATTTCAGGTAATATCTCCTTTGTAATAAGTTTTTGTAGTATATCTGAATCGCCATCACCGAAAATCTTTTTATGGTCATCCGCTGAAATACTCATCATGAATCCCTTACTCATTTCCTGTGTGACGGCTGCATCATATTGTGCGCCAAGCCATACAAGTGATCCTTCTAACCCTTCGCCTTTTCCATTCTCACCGATTTCATAAAAGAGGGTTTTCTCGTCTTTGTCAGTCACTTTATTGTATTGCAAGGCTCGAAACCCGACAGAAACAAATTTTGCAATCCCATAATTAATATTTTTCAGGATCTCCTCATTGCTTACTCCATCAATGGTACTCCCCTCATTCCGCATATAGACGGATATTTCCAGGTTTTTCCATATGATAGAAATATTGTTTCCGATGGGAAGTTTAACTCCAGTATCAATCACTTTGGCATCATATATAACACCAAATCCCGGTCCTGACCAATCATGTTTCAATAGAAACCCTTTGCCGGGAAGAGTTTTTGCGAGTGTTCGCAAATAATTCTCATGAAACCGATCCATTGTCCGGTCAACATAATTATTCGCAAGGTCAGCTTTAAATATCGCTATTTTTGATGGGTCAACCTCTTTTGGATTACCCAGATATGGCATTATTTTTTCCAGTTCTTTCTTGTTTAATTCCAATACTTTTACCGGTTTTTTCCCATCGGTAAAAAGATTATGGGATTTTAAATAGATCGTATCAGGGTCTCTCCGTGTATCCGTAAATTTTTTCCATCCATATTGTGCGTAATCCATAACAAGCTCCTTTCCATCATCGTGGGTTTTTATCCACGCCTTCGCCTTCTCCATTGTCCAACCTTTGCTCTTGGCAAATAAATAAGTACGGACTTTCTTTATTCTCCCGCAATAAAGGGCTTTAATCCCTTTGGTTTCTGATATATCAATAGTTGCTGTTACTTCACAATTTCTTACAGGAATCCGTATATATTTATCTGTTTCCTCTGGCATCGTTATTTCTTCCCGTAATATTCATCATTAACTTTTTTTATTGGCCAGGGGCGTTTATTCATTTCCTTGTCCTTGTCTTTCACTGGCTCTTTCTTCAGTTTGCTCTTCTTTTGGTTCTTGTCCATTTCCCGATGCTCCTTGTCTCATGCTTTGAGGTTTATATGACGGTAAATCTTTTATGAGAATAATATCATTTCCAATCCGTAAGAATCTTTCATCCCCGCCAAGAACAGGGTCTTTCCCAATTTTTCGTGCCACATCATTGGGACTCATGCCCCCGCAATCCTGAAATCGTTGATATGCTCTTCCCAACGATTCTTGATCCTCAATTTCAAATGGATACCAGTTAAACTCAAGCTCAGGCGCACCAAAATCCTTGGCAATAATATAATCAAATTGTTCTTTATATGCGTTCATAATCGGATTAAATAACCGTGACCGCCCCAAGTTTTTCTGTTCCCTGGATGATCCTTTTGATGAATCAGGCTCGGCCATTTCAATTGGTGTAAACCCATATTTCCGGTATACCGTTTTTTCGAATGCTTGCATGAGTTGTGATCGTTGCATTTCTGTGTTTGGTCGTTTCAGTTCAATCCACTCAGCAGTCGCAAGACCCCAGAGTATACGCAGTTTCCACGACTGTCCTGCTTTTGTCATCATATCCGATTCAATAGAGTCAGCGGTTGCCCGTGAGATCATCCCAAGATTAAGCAACCCTTCAGGAATCTCTCCATGCGTGAAATCTTTTCTTATTGCGATTGTTGAGAAAACAAGGGTGCCAATTTCCTCCAGTATCCCTTCAATCGGTGGATTCCCAAACCCAGATTCTGTGCAGGGATTCATGAATATGCTGACACAGTTTTGAGCCGGTATTTTGCTTTTTACCACTTTCCCATTTTTCAGGATATTGTCATAGTAATAATATTTCGGGTATCCCAGATCCTCATCAAACTCTATGGTATATACCCCTACATCAAGGGGAGTCAGTCCCAAGAGTTTCCCACCTTTAGAATATAGCTTTTCCATCAGGCTCCAATCGACAATGGCCAGATCTCTTACATTTCGTGACATGAATTGCCGAAAATTATATCCATTTTCATAATAAAGCGGTTTTTTGAAAAAATCCTCTACTCTTCTTTTTATGGTGGGACGTTCTGAATATCCTTCACGGGCCTCTATTTTCCAGGATGTGTTTGATATATTCCTTGACCATGAATCAACACAGGTATTAACAACGGAGCATTGCTTGGTTATCTCACGCATGGTTTGAACAGATAATTTTGCTCCGTTTAATAGGAGCGATAAACTGTTTGTGTTTGATGTGCCGAAACCAGCATACTCATATCTTCCTGAAAGAATGCCTGCTGTGAGGGTAGATAATTTTTTTATCTCATCTTGTGATGGCTCAGGAATACCAGCAGCACCACAGAATGCTTTCAGTAGATCCGGGGTTTCCTCCATAACCATCATACATTCATCACGCAGTGTTTTAAGTTCATCTTTCGTGATTTTTATATCATCACTCATGCTAATACTCCTTTTAATACCTCTTTTATGACACCCTTTTCCCCAATGGCATTTCGTATCATTTTCAGGGTTTCCTCATCCGTATTAACCCTAATTACATAAAAATTATCCATAATACGACATCCCTCTGGCATCCCAAACCCGACCACCCGACCTCCATAGGGTTGCAACAAGGCATCAAGCCCTGCCGGATCATCTGTATCAACCAATATATCTTTAGCACCTTCATCATCCCTGATAATGAGTCCATAATATTGTTTCATCAAATCAGGTTTTTGCGGAATAACGGTATGACGTTTTTCACCTTCTATCGATAATGCGGGTGTCACATATGAGCGCATATTCTCGAAATAGAGTGAACAATCAACTGAGTGGTTTTTGTACTTTTTTATCATCTCACGCTCATTACGTTCCACCCGCATTGTATTCTCTTCCCACTCGGCATCCCGGTGTTCCTCAATTGCGGCCTGACACCAGCGCATGAATACCAATAATGGCAAATCCCCTATTACTTTATTGAGCATATAATTTACCCGATCAGCCATTACCACCTCTTCGCCTTTTTCAACTGGTATAAGCCCATCAATACCATGCGATGCCATCTCTGCGGCAGCCTGTGATCCCATCCCATGCGGATCATAATACGTACATTCAACCCTATCCTCAAATAATGCGCTTTGCTCTTGTATAATTTTTACATGTTCATGCATAAGGGTTTCCCGTGCATAGTGTTCTTTAAATACCCAATGCCTCTCATTCCCGTCAGGAAGCGGCTGCACCCATATCCAGAGGCAACAAAGAGGGTTTCTAAACCCAAAATCAACAACCCTATAAATCTGACCATAATTGGGCGGTATCTCGCCGCCTTCAGGAAATTCATCCACAATGTTTGCCTCTGAGAATGTGAATACGTTCCCTGAAAGGGTGATAAACTCACCGCCATACTGTTCCGCATATATCCGTGGATTTAACGTCTTTTTTGCTTCATTTAACTCCCCTTCATCAAGATAGGGGTTTGCGCTTGATGGATAGAGGCATGACCAATAATCTTTCTCATTTTCATCCTGGCCCATTTTCCATAGTTCATGTACCCAATTATTTTTCCCCTTTGGAGTTGTCGGTATATCAAGCCGTCCAAGCCGTGATGTTAACCGGCCACGGATAACTCGCTGATATATTCTTCCGGGTATCTTCGATGCCTCGCTCATAATTATCCCATCTAGTTCCTCGCCATAGAGCAAATCCTCGTCTTTGGCTGATCTTACCCGTATCCAGGAGCCCCACTCAGTTTCTATAACCATATTGCCAGAACGTACATTCCAATTTTGTTTTTTGGTGGGTACTTTCAATGTTTCTATAAGCCCTGCCCAGACATATTCAAATTCTTTCGCCCCAAGATCATAGGAAGGAGCCACAATCCAAAACCGAAATGGGAATGGAGCAACCATCATGAATCCGGCATATTCATTTCCCGCACCCATGGATTTCCCCCATCTGGTTCCTGCCGCAATTATCCTGAACCGTGCCTCGGAAAGATGATAATCCCTCTGCCCGCCTTTATGCGGTTTATAATCGATTTCCTTAAAATAATTCCATTTTACATTTTGTATATATGATGGATTCAAATCACACATCCGCATTTTCCGTACTTGTCGCTCAGTTAAATTCATCAGTGATTATCCATTTCAAAATATCCGCCATAAAAAGATACCACACCTTCACAATCAGTTCTTCCTTGGAGATTAATCAGCAAATAAAGTGCCTCATGCCCTTTGATATAGTATGGTAATCCTGTCAGATCAAAATATTCATTTCCATTAACAGTTGTATCGGAATAATTTACCAATACATCTATATCCCCTGTATCAGCAATATCGACAGTTAATAATTGCACTGCAAACACAAGAGGTGTTGTTGTCGGTGTTGGGGCCGTCATATTATATTTTAGTCGGCAACTAATAATCCGTACCTGTTCCCCATGCAATCTTTGAGGTGCTTCTATATGATACAGTAGTGTTGGGTTCCCATTTGTCCCATCATCACTAATGTAGGAATATCCACCACCTTTTAATACTGCTATTTGTATATTCGGGACTGGTGATGGCGTCGCTGAATTATTATAACTCATATAATAATTCAATGGATTTATAATAATCCTTGAAGGTGCCCATACCTCTATACAATATGCTTGATTCAAGTTTATGCATGGTGTTGGTGTTTTTGTAGGACCACCCGGTGTTTCTGTAAAAGTTGGTGTTGGTGTATCTGTAGGAGTAGGTGTATCCGTTGGTGTTGGGGTATCAGTGGGTGTGTTCGTTGGTGTTGAAGTTGATGTATCTGTTGGTGTAGGGGTATTGGTTGGTGTATCGGTTGGAGTAGGGGTATTAGTAGGAGTTGATGTATCCGTTGGTGTTGGGGTATCAGTGGGTGTGTTAGTAGGTGTTGGCGTATCAGTAGGAGTTGGAGTATTGGTAGGCGTTGGAGTCGGAGTTGGTGTGGGTGTTTCAGTCGGGGTTTCCGTAGGCGTTGGAGTCGGAGTTGGTGTGGG